TTCCATTTGCATTTGCATCTTTTGCTGGTCCATTTGTACCTGCATTTGCATTTCAGCTTGTTTAGCCTGCATTTGGGCTTGCATTTTAGCTTGTTCCATTTGCGCTTGCATTTGAAGCTTCTGCATTTCAGGAGTAGGCGGTTTAGGTTGGCCTTCTGCTTGCTTGGCTTGCTGCCTAAACTTATCTGCTGTTTCGTCAATAAGCCCTTCCATGCCCTTACCAGCTTTAAACGCGGTAACGCCAAACTTCAGCATTTCCATAAGCAATGGGGTTAATTCAGGGCTTTGTGTAGCTACTGGCAGGGCAGTTTGCATGAAGCTGCTTACTGCGCTTAAAAATTCTACACGGTCTTGCTTTTCTTGCTGTTCATCCTGATAAATCATGGAATCCGTAGTTACTTCAATACGGAAATTCTTAGCAGGTTCATCTTTTAACAGCATTAAAGCTTGCGGTATTAATGCTTGGTCTTGTGGGCTAAGTTGCATTGCACCACTAATTTTTACTATGGTGTCATCAGTAAAGTGCTGGCAAATAATCTGTGCTTTGATTTGTAGAAGGCCAGTAGCAAAGTTCACTACTTCATGCTGCATAGTCTTTAAACGCCCTGAAGCGTTATTAGACTTAATAATTTGTGCGCCTAGTGTTTCATTAGGGTCAGTTTGGCCACGCTGAATGTCAGCAATGCCCATAATTTCATAAATTTGGCCCTTAACTTGGTCCATTGCTTGGTAACTGCTTTGCAGTGCTGCAGCAATTGGGGCAATATCTACAAGGTTAATAGCACCAACCATGCCGCCTTTTTCGCTGAAAGCTGCGTAGTTCTTAATTGGTAACAGTGAATTGTTTTCACCTTCTGTAAACAAACGCTGCAGGCTTGGTTCTGAAGCATCGTAAACGCCCCGTACTTTAAGGGCTTGAATGAAGCCATCAATACGGTCTGCCAGTGTATCTAACTGCCTTGCTTGGTCTTGATACAGTACATAATCAGGTACTGGAATCATTGAATCGTTAGTTAGCGTAGCAAATAACGGTTTTGGGCAAGGCCAAAAGTTTTCTAGCTGTAATGGGTCATCACGGGTGTCAAGAATTTTGCCCATGCTTTTGGACAACCAAATTACTTGGCCGCTAGTTTTATCCCATATTTCATAAACGCAGGCTTCTTTTGCGCCTTCACCCATCTTTTCATTAAAGGCTTTAGAAGTGTCAGGCTTAGTATCTAGTGGAATCTTACCGCCTAGTTCTTCACCAAAGCGTTCTACCAGTGCTGGGCGGCCTAAGTAAACCTTACGCCATACTGCGGTAACTTCTTCCCAAGTACGGGCTACGGTCATGCCAAAGTCACGCCAATGGACATAGTCAACAGGGGCGCATTCATATTCAATGCGTTCTTGGTTTTCACGGTGTACGCCACCTTCTGTTTCGGCTTCGTCAATATCTTCTGTTAATTGGTAGCCATCATCAGGTGCGCCTTCGCCTTCACCGCTCATTTCACCAGTAATATGCGGCTCATAACGAACCCAAGCAGTACCGCGCCCACCTAATAAGCGGTCTTGCACGGTTTGTTTCATGGCACTGGAATAGTCCCCGTAATGTTCAATTTCGTATTCAAGGGCGCGTTCTAGCATCATAGAAGCTACACGGCCTATTGGGTCATTGTCCCTAAATCTGCGGCTTACATCAGGGCGCGGCAGCCTAGCAAATACGGCTGGGGTAATAGTTTGTACATTTGACCAAAGAATATTGAACTTGGCCTGTGGGTTGTTTCTGCTTCGGGAATCATCACGATACCGTTTGGTAATTTTGTCTGAACGGCCTTCCCATTCCTTGAAAGTGCGTTCATATTGGGCAATACAGTTGTACCAATCTTGGTATGTGTGTTCCATATTTATATCCTACGATTAACTATTTTAGGGGTTTCTTTCCACATATCGTTAAGGGTTACTTCAGTTTCGCCAACATGAAGGCCTTTAATTCTTGTGTCTTTAAGAATAGGTGTTTCTTCATCTTTCCAAACAATTGAAAGATAGCGGAAAGCATCGCTGCCGTGTGAAGTCCAATCATGGCGCGGCTTATCTCTAAATACTTTTTTATCTTCATCGTATTCTCTTTGGTATTGGCGTAAACATTCAATGCCTTCTTCACATCTATTATCAAACCAAGCCCTAACTAATGCAAGCCTTGTTGCTTGTATTCCGTCTTGTAATGACAAGTTTGGCACAATTTTTAGGTGTTTTATGTCAATTTTTGCAGAAATTTGTTCAATTATGCTCTTACCACCACTTGCTAGTGTTTTGGCCCGTGCATCATGTGGCAGGTAATGTGTGCCATATTTGTACCCAAACTGTTCTTCTTTCTGCGCTAACAAACCCGTGTAATACGGTATAGATTGACCATTGCTGGAATGGTAATCAAGTACCCTTATTTCCCCATACACCACCTGAAACCACCAAATAGCTGTGGAATCGTTGTAACCCAAGTCCCAAGCTGTATGGCAGGGAAACATAGGGTCATAATCTACGGTGGTTATGCGTTCAAGGTCTGTAATTCTACGCATCTCCTGACCGTAAAACGCGCCCATGATTGCAGCTTCAAAACTGCATAGAAATTCTTGTTCGTACTGATCAGGGGTCATGCTGCGCTGGGCATCTTCTAATTCAGCGTTAGGCAGCAAGCCTGTTTGGTCTGCCCTAAATGTACGGGTAAACCATGTAGGGCTTTTTTGGGCTTCGTTATATACATCGTAAAAGGCATTATGGCCTTTAGGTGTCCCAATAAACACGGCCCAGCCGCTTCTGTCTGCAAGTAACGGCCTTAGTACCGCGCCCCATACGCTAGGCTTCATGTCTGCATATTCATCCAAAATAACGCCATCTAAGTACATTCCGCGCAAAGCATCAGGGTTGTCTGCACCAAATAACCTAATACGCGCCCCATTAATAAGTTCTACCCATAGTTCACTAGCGTTATGGCCTTTATAAAGGGGTTCTGCGTAGCGCATTAAGTAGTCCCAAGCAATTGACTTACTTTGGCTGTGGTATGGGCTAATGTAGGCATACCGTGCATTTGGCTTGCCTTCTAAGCTGGCCCTTACTATTAAATCATTGATGCAAGCGACTGTTTTACCTGCACGACGGTGTGCAACGATTATTGCCCAGCGTTCTTTACGGCTATGGAAATCTTCAAATACCTTACGGGGGCGGTATTTAAGCTTTACTAACTTACTCATCTGCCCATGCAAGCTTTATTTCACCACCATTTACCCCTGAAACTTCATTAACTTGGGTTTCTTTCCATCTAGCACGGGTTTTTAACCAAAATATAGCGGCTGCAGTATTGCCTTTCTTGGCTTGGCTAAACAATGTACCTGCAATGGCTGCGTTAGCATCAATGCGCCCTTCATCTAGTTCTTCTTGGTAATACTTCACCAGCGTATCTGCGCTGATTTTCAAGCGTATAGCTATATCTTCATGTGGGCAGCCTAAAGCACTTAGCCTTTTAGCGGTGTCCCTGTCCTTTTCTGTAGGTTTATGTAGTTTTCCCTGTGCCATGCTTATAACTCCGAAAGTTGGGTATTTTTATTGCGCCCTTCATGTAGCTTAACAAGGTCTTTATTGCCTTGCATACGCTTAATAGCGCGTTCTGTAGCCTTTGTTTTCATACGGGCCAATTCATCCGTTTTACATTCACAATGTTTTAGGTTTTTAAGGGTGTAGAAAACAAAGCTGTTTCTATAGCTTTTAGGGCTATGGTAGGTAATAGGGGTTACACCATGTAATATGTTTACCCCATCCACAATAGCAAGCCAGCCATCATCTTGGGCTAAAGCTACCCTGTAAGCTGGCATTACAAAGTAACCGCCTTCTGCCATTTTCTTGCTAATTAACACATTACTGAATACTTGGGCCATATTGCCTGCATCTACATGGTATTTAATGGCAAAGTTTTTGTTTATGTTAATAGTGCTAAAAGGTGTGCCTGTTTTCATCCAATCTTTTTTAATGTTGCCAGCTTCAGTTTCAAAGTATTGGCTCATTTCGGGCAGTTTGGTTTTGTATGTACCCCATAGTTCTTGGGCAGCCTTGCTTAAATAGGCAAACATTTTAGGGTCTTGTTTGGTATCACCACTAAACCTGCAATAATCTTCCCGTAACGCTACACGGGGTAATGCGCCAAATACAGTGCTATTGGTTACTACGCCAAGTGTTCTGCTGCTTTTCTTACTAGTGCTATTTGCGCTGGCATAAGCAAGAATAGCCTTAACTTCAGGGCTTACTTTCTTGTAAATACATACTAACTTGTCTTTGTCGTATATTTCGCATTCATAGTCTATAAGCGTGTCATAGTCATTGGCGGTAGGCACTTTGCCTTTGTAGGCATTGTGGTCTAGCGTTAAAGCGTTAGTTATTACTAGCTTCTGCATTTTTCTAGCACCAAAGCCATAACAATGGTAGAAAAGTCTTCAGTTTCTAATTCTTTCTGAAGCTGCTGCAAGCCATTCACTACGCTTTCAAATTCTTGTTCGTCATAGGCTAACCGCAGTATTTTGGTGTCCCCGTTCAAAAAATTATCTAGTTTTTCGTCAGGCAGCAAGCCTAATTCAGCTTCTTGGGGTGTTGTATCTAGCAGTTCGTCTAGTTCACCTTCAGTAAAGCCTAGCAATTCAAGGTTAAAGTTGCCCTTTAGCAATTCTTCCATTTCAAGGGCCAATAGTTCACCATCCCAGCCAGCGTTCATAGCTAACTTGTTGTCAGCAATAATGTAAGCCTTTTTTTGGGGTTCTGTAAGGTCGCTACAGTCAATTGTAGGCACTTGCTTTAAACCAAGTTTGCGCGCAGCCAGTAAGCGGCCATGCCCAGCTATTACGCCATTGCCATCTACCAATATGGGGTTTCTAAAGCCAAATTCTTTAATACTTGCGGCAATTTGCGCTATTTGGGCTTCTGAATGGGTGCGGCTGTTCTTGGCGTAAGGTATTAGCTTATCTACAGCAACTTCTTGTATTTGCATTTTTAACCAAGTAGTTAGTTAACGATGCTTAATTGTATCTTATTTGACTTCTTTGTCCAAGTCTTTAAGTTTGTTGGCAATAGCTGCCCTGCGTTCTAAACGCTCACGCTGATTCTTTTCTAGCGTACTTTCTACATGGGGGCGCAGCATTGCATCTTCTTTTTTGTATTTGCGGCTCATAGGAGTAGGTGAAATCATTTTAACCATTACATATCCTTCATTTTTTCAGTAATCACTTCTTTACGGGTTTTGGCAGCCTGCTTAAAGTCAGAAGCACTGGGCGCGCCTTTTGTTCCTGCTTTACGCATTTTTTCACCTGAACCATGCTTGATGCGTTCTTGCTTGGCATGGATATTGGCATAAAGGCCGTTTTTCATTCTTTTTCTTCTATGTACTTTGCGTATTGTTCTTCCAGCATGGCTTTTCTTGCACCTTTTGCGTTTTCGCGTTCAGTATTCAAAGCAATTGCAGTAGCTTGGGCTACGCTTTTACCTGCTTTTTTCTCTGCTTTGATGTTTTTACCGACTGATTCGGCACTACCTGATTTGTCTAATGGCATGATTAAGCCTTAAATTTAAGTAAATAAATGGTTGTGTCAATTTCTTGGGCAATGTTGTCAATTAATTGCACAATTTCAGAATCTTGGGGTAAGTCAGGGCGCGCAGCTTTGACGAATGCCTGCAATGACTGTAAATAAGCTAAAGGTTCTTTAGGTTGGTGGTATGTAGCAGGAAATTCAGTAATTTGGCCATAGATGCCAAAGTAGGTTTCTGCTAACTGGTCTGTAGCTTCAATTATCGCTTCATAAAAATGGCCTAAAGCCTTAT